GAGGACAAACCAGACGGCGCCACAAGAACTAAACTCAAGTACATACTATAACATAAGCGAGGTGAAAAGTAAAGAATGGGAATGTCAACGCGCATTGGTAGAAATATCGTGAGTACTACGTGTGAGTGCATCATCGTGAACAAGGACAACAACACCGAGAAGAAAACGGTGACTCTTGCAGGCGATTATTCGAACGAAGTACGCGCAACCAATGCTTGCAAGAAGAAGCTAAAAGTAAAGCGGTTACTAGTGCAGAACATAAGCACGAATATACGCTACTACTCAATGCCAATCGAAACGTTCGTAAAGAATGCGGACAGAGTAACAACGACAGAGAAGGAGAACTAAATCATGTCAGACACCAACGAGATTCAGGCAGCGAACAACGACAAGAACATGGCGTTCAACATTCCAGATGGATATATATGTACACTAGACGCCACAACTCAGGGAGGGAAACTCGCAATAGCGAAGGCGCTCAACGGAAGCACACCACTCAAGAACGAAATGGACAAATCGCTTCCTCTAGCAGGAGTCATCACGACTCCTGGCACACGTGCAGTGAGCAACACGCCTTGCACAAACAACTACCTAGCACTGGCAGACGGACGCGTTCTGTTCAGCCAGTCGGACGGAGTGACGCGCTCGCTGAAGGTAATCGTCGCATTGTGGGGGACGGATATGCGCAACGGCGAGTCTGTTGATGTTAAGTGCATCTCTCAACCGCTGACGAACGGCAACACGCTCAAGACTATCGTACCAGCATAACACGAGACAACACAAGGGACCAAACAGGCGGAGCGGATAAGATACCATCACAACCGCTTCGCCTTCATATCAACCGATTGGAGGTGATACAAAAATGGCCAAATCCAAGAACAGCAGGCTAAACAAGAAGACACAGACAAAGACAACGAAGAGAACTCCGCGCAAGAACACACGTCGCTATAACGACCTGCGCAACGAGCGTCGTAAGGCACAGAGACGCATAAACTCGATGCAAAAATCTCTTGCGAAGACCAAATCGGAGGGAGCGCGCAAGTTACTTGAGCGTCGTATCTCAAACTTACAGAACGCGATAGACGCGACGCGCACGTATTCGAAGGACACGGGAAAGAAGATACAGCGCACGAAGCTTGAGACTGAGCACGCTATGAACTACCTGCGCTCAGTCAACAAGGCAAGCGACAGCTACGTCCAATCCAACAGAATGCAGAACAAGGCCACTGAGATTGAGATACGGCGTGCCGGCCATGGAGGCATGTACACCAAGCGCGAGGTACAGCTATTCTACAAGTATACCATGGCAGCGTGGAACCGAGATGACGTGCACACGAACAAGCGAAATGAGGCCATTCTTGAGGCCTACGGTGAGCGCAACCTGGCGGACCTATTTGACAAGATAGTCAACGACTGCAAGGTGCAGGAGCTTGAGCGTGCGCGAGAGATTATACAATCCCCGAGCATGTACACGAACGAACAGAGACGCTGGGCATATGAGGTGTTGAGCGACAATGAGGATGACTACATTACTTCACCAAACTCACGTAAGGGCGCGCAGGTTAATTATATCCCTGTTGAAGCACCTATGTAGAGACGCACTCATGAAGCGGCGTAAGTTCGAGATTGTGTGCTCCTACGATACGGAGACGACGAACATAGTGACTCACGTTAATGGAAAGACTACCGCACGAGCGTTCCCAATCCTGTTCATAGACAACTGCCTGCTGAACGTTGACCTAAAGAATTATGAACCCGGTAACGATGACATACGATTCTATCGCCATGAGGAAGATATGATGGCACGCATAGCGGAGTACATCCAGATTGGCCAAATGGACAATCGAATTCCCATCATCTGCGCGTACAACCTCATGTTTGACCTGCAACCGCTCATGGAGCTGCTGAACCTCGCGTACGACATTCGCGTGAACGCACAGTCGAGCACCAACGTTTACACGCTGGACCTGTACGAGCAGGACACGGATAACATGCTTCTGAGATTCTGGGACACGTATCACCTGGAGATGAGAGGGCTGGCGGCAATGGGAAGAACCGCAGGTCTGCCAAAGGCCACAGGCGATTGGGATTACTCGCTTATAAGGACGCCAGAGACGCCACTGACTGACGATGAGCTCTTCTATGCGGGCAGGGACACGCAGGTGATACCAATGTACCTGCGTTACCTTTTGAGGGCGAACGAGTGGCTAAGACAAGAAGACCTGGGTAGTCGCGTCATAACCAAGACATCCATAGTGCGCCAGATGGCGCGTCGCGAGATTGGAACGATATTCGTTGGCAAGAAAGACGGCAAGAGGCTGTCGCTTGACAAGGCGTTCATAACGCGATGCATACGTCAGCGTCCTGATGACTACGGCACATACGCGCTGCGCAAGGCATGCTTCCGTGGCGGCTTCACGTTCACGTCCGCGCTGACGGCAGGAGAGGTCGTTCACAATGTCGTGTCACTTGACGTCACCAGCATGCACCACACGTTCATAAACGGCAGGCTGCTGCCTGAGGACTTCTCGATATCCAACGAGATTGAGTTAAAGATAATATGTGACCAGATAATAAACACCTCGCTAAGTCACGTGCTGGAGCATTACGAGAGACCGTTCGAGAACGCGATACACGCACGCATAAGGTTCACCAACATACGACTTAGAAGGGGAAGCGTATTCGACGAGATGGGAATAGGACTACTGAGCACGAGCAAATTCAAGCACGAGAGGAAGCCAGGTAACGACGTAGGACTCGACCCGCGAGCCATAGCGCAGGAGAACGAGGTGAGGAGTCACAACTGGCACGACTCCATGGAGGTTGGAACCGTGGCTTTCGGAAAGATGTACAACGCGAGGTCGTGCATCCTGAACCTGTCGGAACTTGAGCTATGGTGTGTGAGCCGCGTGTACGAGTGGGACGATATGGAACCACTCTGTGGCGAGGCGACTGGCAAGTTTCGCATACCACCCGACTTCGTGACTCTACAGAGCAACGAGCTGTTCGAAATGAAGAGCAGGGCGAAGTTCATATGCAAGCATTACAGGCAGGGAACTCCATATACATACAATCTCAGTGGAGTGCCAGACGGCATAGCGGACGCGTTGAGAGACGGCACGTGCGACGAGTCGTTTATGGAGAGCTGGTACACGGGAACCGTGAAGGGCATGTTCAACGGAATATACGGCACGCAGGCGCAGGACACGTTGAAACCGTCGTATAAGTGTGTCAACGGGGAGCTGGTCGTGGATGACGCGACGAGGACGACGCCCGAGAACTACGTTGACAAGACGGAGCAGCAGACCACATTACGCGTCATGTACACGTACGGGCTTCGCATAGTCGGCGGCTCGCGAATGCACATGGTGATATCAATGGAGCTTCTGGCAAGCGCGCTGGGTGACAGGGTACGGATATTGGGAGGCGACACTGACTCTATGAAGGTGAGTTGCGAGGACTCGGTGAGTGACGACATGCTGGACGACGCGCTGAGGCCGATAGCCGACGCGAGTAAGGACGCCATAACAAGGACCATGAGGCGCATACGCGCGACGTACCCGGACAGAGCATCATCATTACGTGGGATTGGGGGTTTCGACATAGAGAATCGGGGACACCATTACACGCACCATGTGGAGCTTTGGAACAAGTGTCGCGTGAGTTGGGACGGCAAGGCGCACGTCACGGCGGCGGGACTTCCGCGACCTGCGGACAAGATGAACATAGAGAGGGTGATAGACAAACTGGCGACTAAATATCCCATAGAATACGTGCTCAAGAACACGCTCGGCTACAACACATATGTCACGAACTCGATATCGCACACGCTGGAGGGCTTCCAACCACGCGCCACAGACATGTACGACTCAGACGTCACTGATTACACAGGCGTGACGCGTCACGTCACGGCGCACCAATCCAAGGCGCTGTACGAAACCGGGCGGCTGTTGGGCGACACGGACAAGGCCACGAACGGCTCAAGCGTGGCGTACCTGTACGACTCGTACGGTAGGTCAATGTCTGACGCCTACAGGTACATACGATATGACGGTGGGAGCATAACCGTCTCGGTTGACTCCGATGACGGAGGAATTCATGAGATAATGGAGGTATAGGTATGACGCTGTACGCTGGTGAGATACTGAGCATGCACGAGAGTCACATAATAAAGTATAATCTGTTCGAGACGCGCAAGGACGCGCTGGATTGGTGCATGGATAACGCCAACTTCAGGACCAGGGCACCTGACGGCAAGCCTAGGTCCTTGGCTGCGTACGACAAGAACAGGTACGGTAACGTTGACTTCTATTCGGATGACAGGTGCAAGATTGGTTTCTTTCTATGGGGATACTTCGCTGTTAGGAGGATTGAGATATGAGTGGGTACTTAGATTGGAACGGCCTGCTGATGAGCGACGAGGACGTTGTGATAAAGAGGCTGTCGCGAGACGAGGCACGGAAGTACGAGCTGAGTCGATTCAAGCCAGGGGACGAGAATGGACATGGCATAAGGCTGTATGTAGGAGAGATAAGGACCGAGAAATTCAACGACGTATACGATTACAGCATATTTCCGACATTCGAGGAGGCGGCTAAGTGGTGCCTCGATAACACGCAATGGAGGAATTTCGACAAGGATGGTATCCCGTACACGCTCGACATGTACGATTGGAAGTGCATAAACGACAGGATATTCTATGGCGACAAGTCGAATTGCAGATACTCGTTCTATTTCAGGGGCTTCTTCTCAGTTAGGACAATTGTCATATTATGACAGGGAAGAAGCCAAAATACTATTTTTGGGAGCGAACGTTATCGTATGATGCTGACGTCACCATGGTTATAGGCGCTCGTGGCATAGGCAAGACGTTCGGCCTGAGAATGCAGTGCATACGCGACTTCATTCGTGACGGCTCGCGATTTTGTGAGATTGTTAGATTCAAGAACTCACTAAGCGTAGTTTCTGACGGGTATTATGACAGGCTCTCGACGATGAGTGAGTTTGACGGCTACGTGTTCAAGACAGATTCTAGGTACGCGTGGATAGCTGAGAAGACGACTGATGACAATAGGAAGCCGATGTGGAGGAAGGCCGGCTACTTCGTGGCACTCAGTGACGGGCAGATAAAGAAGATGGTCACGTTCAGCGGCGTGCGAAGGATGATATTCGACGAGGCAATACTAGAGCGTGCCGATAGGTACCATAAGTATTTACCAGGAGAGTACGGAAGTCTGGCGAAACTCGTTGACACCGTGTCACGAGAGCGCGCCGACACGGATGGGATACGACCGCGAGTCTACCTGCTTGGTAACGCGTGTGACCTTGCGAACCCGTATTTCGCTGCATATCACGTGACCGCAGACCTAAAGTACGGCTACAGGTGGTACGCCAACAAGACGTTTTTGTTGCACTACGTGGACCCAGGGTCATACGCAGTCGAGAAGGCGCGCGGAACCGTGGCAGGCAGGATGATGGCAAACACCGAGGCCGGCATCGTGGCGAGCAGGAACCTGTTCGTTCACATGGACACGTCGTTCGTGAAGCCCAAGACCAAGAACGCGAAGTTCTCGTTTGGCATAGTCTACGTCGGTGAAAAATTTGGCATATGGTACGAACAGAGGGAGGGATACTACTACGTCACGGACAGCATCCCGAACAACACGGGGAAGCCGGTATACTCGCTGACGCGTGACGATCTGACTATAAACTACGTGGCCGCAACGAATCTGGGAACCACGATGGGATACGTTAGGGACATGTACACGTACTCTCTTCTCAGATATCAGAGTGAGAACATCATGATGGCGTTCGGCGAGGTGCTACAACTGTTCGGGATACGATAGGAGACATATAACTATGATAGTGGATTACGTATACATAGTGATGCACGACGATTGCAGGGAGTACGACAAGAACAGGCTGGGAATCCAGCTCGCGTGCTTCAACGAACCTGAGGCAGCTATGAAATACCTGCTCATGACTGGCTTTGGTGAGGGTGACTCGCTTGGATATCATTGGCGCGGTATTGACAGGGCGTGGATTGAGGAGCAGCCTGTGTACGACGAGTGGAACGACGAGTTCATGAGGAAGGAAGGTCAGGATGGATGACAACGTGGAGCATCCACCTCACTACAGACATGGGGCGCACGAGTGCATAGACGCGATTCGCTCGATGTTGTCTGACGAGGAGTGGAAGGGTTACGTGAAGGGCAATGTGTTGAAGTACCTTTGGCGCGAGTCATCAAAGGGTGGTATGGAGGACATGAGGAAGGCGAGGTGGTATCTCGACAACTTTGATAAGATATAGGTAGTCGGGTGACGCCGCGCACGAGGTGAGTACGCGCAGTGCGAATGACACGAATTGGGTTTCGCGCACGCGCGGGCAGGCCTGTCACCGCTTTCAACCGATTGCGCGGGACGTTCGTCTGACGTATAATGTGGTCGTGGCACCGTATGACGGCTGTCACGGCCACGTTTTTGTTTACGCATAGCGCAGAGGGGAGACATTGGTATGGCTGACGAGAGGGACGACAACAAGGGCGCGACCGAACCTACGGGTGACAATCCAGCCACTGGCAATGACGACGGTGGAGCGACAGGAGGAGAACAGACACAGGAACCAGTACTCGACACCAAGTCGATAAACTCGCGACTCGATGGAATCGAGGACATGATTCAGCGCCTGACAGGCTCGCTACAGAAGGTGTCTGACGCGCAGGCCGTTCTCGTTCAGTCGGGCGCGGTGATTGACACAAACGAAACGGATCCGTCAGACGACGACGGTGTGAAGGCGTTTAACGACCCGTCATTCGACACGCTCGACCTACGCATAAACGACTAGGAAAGTAAGGTAACCAGACATGGCAACTGACAACGCTACAATTCTCAACAAGATTTGGCTGAACGGGACGAACGACTACCAGCAGCGAATCCCTAAGCCGACTCAGACCAGCATCGACGGTACAATGAGGGCGCTGTTCGACCCAATGAATAACAACTACTGGAACCAGTTCATTGACTCTCTGATAGTGCGAATCGGATACACCGAGGTCAAGCAGCAGGCGTACAAAAACCCGCTTCGCGCGTTCAAGAAGAGTAAGCTCATGTACGGTAGCACGATTCAGGAGATAGTACCGAAGTGGATTCGCGCCCACTCGTACGTCGATGACGCTGAGGACGTGTTCAAGATGGCGCGCCCTGAGGTCGCGACGTGGTACCACTCTCAAAACAGACGCGACAGGTACGACATAACGATAGACGACGTGGAGCTTCGCACGGCCTTCACGAACGACTACGGGCTGAACCGACTCGTGTCGGCGCTGTTGCAGTCACCGGTAAACGCCGACGAGAACGACGAGTACCGTATCATGCTCCAACTCATCGCCCATTACGAGCATAACTGGGGATTCTTCAAGCATCACCTTACTGGCGCGCCGTCAGACGAGAAGACCGGCAAGGAGTTCCTTAAGGCCGCACGTGCGTACGCGAAGAAGCTCGCGTTTCCCAACACGCTGTATAACGCTGGCAAGCTAACCGACATTCCCGTGTTCGTGAAGCCCAGCGAGCTGGTTTTGTTCACCACACCAGATATTGAGGCCTCAGTGGACGTCGATACCCTGGCTGGCGTGTTCCAACTCGACAAGGCCGTTCTCGGGTATCGACAGATAACCGTAGATGAGTTCCCCATACCAGACGTGGTGGCGCTGCTCACCACTGACGACTTCTTCATGTGCATGGACACGGTGTATACCACTACGTCCGCGTACAACGCGAAGACGCTCTCGACGAACTACTTCCTCAACCATTGGGGAGTGTACAGCGTCTCCCCGTTCGTGCCGGCGATTCTCTTCACGACGGCGGCAGGTACCAGCACCATCACGGTTAAGCAGGTGGTTACCGCAATGAAGGCGACAATAGAGAACGCGACTCCAGACAGGGGAGACAAAGTTGACATAACGGTCAAGCTCACGGGCACGCTGGCACCCGCGAACGTCAACGGAATTACGGTGGCACCTGACGCGGCCACATACGACGTGTCGGTGACGCGCACGGTGGGCGGAAATACTACCGCGGTCAACTCGCCCGCCACTCGCGTCGATGAGTACGGCGTGCTGCACGTGGCGCGTAGCCTGGAATATGGAGACGTCGTAACGGTAAAGGTCACGTCAACGTACGTCAACCCGTCTGGCGACACGACCGAGTATACCGACACGGTGAAGGCCACAGTCACCAAGCCTTAGGATAGGCCCACCATACTGGTAGGGAGGTGCGAGCGTATCTACAACGCTCGCGCCTCCAGTAATCATAGGAGGTGACATGGACTTCTCAAGACTGGATGACACCAAGTTTCCACACCTGGATACTGCCTCTCCGTACGCGCTCAAGAACACGTTCGACTACACGCGCTGGGTGCCTGACACCAAGGTACATCTGGTGAACGTACTGTGGGGCAACGACTATGCCAACGTCGTGAGGTTCGAGGATGACAGGGCACGTGACGCGTGGTTCGACAACATCACCGGAACGCACACGCTGACGCTCAAGAGCAACGCGCGAGTCGTGCCCGACGGTACCGTGAAGTTACCTGTGCCGTATGACGTGGCCGTGATGTACAACTACATGTACGTTGACATTCCGATAGCCACGTCGCGCGACGAGATGATTCAGAACGAGACGTCCGGTGGCGTGCGCAGGTGGTATCTGTTCGTCGATGGCGTTACGTACTCCGCGCCGAACACCACGATAGCGCACGTCGAGCTTGACGTGTGGATACAGTTCATAGGAACCACCTCGATAGAGTACATGATGCTTGAGCGTGGGCACGCGCCAGTCAGCGTTACTGACGTTGACACGTACCTCAAGAACCCCATAGCGAACAACCGCTACCTGCTGGCGCCTGACGTCACCTACGATGACAGGGACGTCACGAGGTCCTCCAGTTTCGTGCCGTTCGGAACTGGCACCAAGTACGTGTGCATAGCCTCGACGTGCGGATACTGGCAGATTCAGAACAACTCTATGGGAACCGTCGGGGAGGGCATGATATGGGGCGCCCCAACGTACGAGGACACAGGGGACTGGTTCGGATATCAGTTGCGGGTCAATGGATATGGGTACGGCAACGGAAGCGACTACGGCAAGTTGACTGCGCCTGTGGCGATTGGAAACAGGGCAAGCTCAAGAGTGCCAAATGGGCTGGACGTGTACGCGATACCAGCGAGCGACAACGAGTTCCTGGCTGACGTTCGCAAGAGTTCACCTGCGTTCCTTCGTACCATAAAGGCCATATTCGTCGTTGACGAATCTATGCTGACGCTAGGCATCGAGCTGAGCATGCTGGGGCACAGGATATGGCGATGCACGGGCGTCGAGCGCAAGCTTGACGAGTACAGGCTCACGAGTGACATGTTCCATTTCGGTGAGCACGAGCGCAGGTTCGCGAAGCTCTACACATACCCATACTCGCGAATCGAGGTGTCAGACAACGACGGGAAGACGGTGGAGGTCAGGATAGAGGACACTGGAGTGATCGGCATTCGTATGATGACGTCCGTGGCGTTTCCGGTGCTTGACTTCCGCGTACTCCTGACTGGCATAGGTGGCCTCGGCACACAGAGCTACAAGTGGAAGTCGCTCAACAACGACGAGTGGGACCGCTATGTGACGAATGGCGACTGGGGAAAGCTGACGTTCGAGTATGACATACCGACGTTCGCGCTCTACATGGACTCAGAGACGGCGTGGTTCCTGGACTCGTACGGAACGTCCATCGACCAGGCCCGCAGGAAGGCGCTCGTGGACTATCACACGACGGTCCGCACGGCTAACCTAGGTTACACGAACGACAGGGCGAGCGCCGACACTGCGCAGGGTAACTCCGTAAGGCAGGCTAACTCGGTGAACGCAAACTCCCTCGCGGATAACGACACGTCGAACAGGAACGCTCAGGACAGCGCCAACACCGCTAACTCGAACGCGGTCAACAGCGCCGACACGTACAACACGAACGCGCAGGCCATGGCTGGAACGAACCGCGACAACTCGGTCGACGGAGCCTCCACGACCAACACGAACGCGCAGAACTCGACCGCGACAATGAAGGCGAACGCTGACAACTCCGTCAAGTGCGCGTCTGACAACATAGACCTCACGATAGCCAGCAGCCTGCTATGCGCCAGAGAGAACAACAAATCATCGACCCAAGTCACATTTGACGGAAGCCAGCATGCGCTGACCGAGAACTCCCTTAGCAACTCCCTCATGATGTCAACCACTGCCATACAGAATCAGACGTCAGTCGCAACCACCTCGAACAGCGCGATGTCTACGGTTGCCACGTCAGCCATGAGGGGAGCCATGTCAGGCGCCATGATGGGTGGTGGCAACCCTGCCATAGGTGGCATAGGGGCGGCGGCGGGTACGGTCGTAGGCGCCGTGACCGGAGGCATTGACGCATGCACGTCGGTCAACAACGCGACGATAATAACTCAGGCCAATCAGGCAGTCACTGCCGCGACGGTAGCCAAGAACAACTCAGCCTCACAAAACGCGTACTCGACCTCCATGAAGGTTACGACGCACACGAACGATAACCGCCTGAGGCAGTGTGACATAAACAACGAGACGTTGGACAAGCAGAGGGACAACGACAGCTCGACTGCTCGCACTAACTCAGAGAACGTGAGGCGTACGCAGTCAGGAAACGCCAAGCGAGCCATGGACACCGCTATATCGAACGCGAACAGGACGCGCGACACGTCAGTCGCGAACGCAGGGCGTGAGCGCGACACGTCGGTAGGGAACGCGGACAGGACGCACGCCACTGTATCCCAGAACGCGACGAGGACGCGCGAGACTGCCGACACCAACGCGAACAGGACTCGCGACACTGCGATAGCCAACGCAAGGGACGTGCACGTGACGAGCAACTCCAACACGGCGAGAACGCGTGAGATAGGCGTCATCAACGCGAAGGAGCGTTTGGAGAATGTCAGAAATGCGGCACGAGTCGCGCAGCTAGACGCGCGCAGGAAGGCGCCCGTGCAGCTGACCGAGGCGAGCGGTGACGCGTCGATGTGGTATCATGGTATGACCGGGCTACAGTTCAGGTTGCGAACGCAGAGCGACTCCGCTATAGCGCAGACGGCATCCCAGTTCGCGCGATACGGGTACGCGCTCAACCAGGCGTGGAAGGTGAACTCGCTGAATCTAATGCGCAACTTCACGTACTGGAAGGCGTCTGACGTGTGGGTTGACGTGCGAGACGTGGCAGGCTCAGCCGTCGGGGACGCGATAGGCGACATACTGAGAAGGGGAGTCACGGTGTGGCGTGACCCCGACAAGATAGGGAAGGTGAGTGTGTATGACAACTGAGGACACACCAGTGGAGATTACTCGGCTTCGTTCGATAGGCGAGCTGCTGTCGCTCACCACGTATCAGGGAATGAGCGACGAGGAGATTCAGTCCATAATAGACTTCAAGTGCGACCTCGCAAGGCGCGACTCGATATCGAGGACACAGCAGCAGTCGAACATAGTCGCCATGAACTCGATGGTGGAGCTACACACCAAGGCTATTGAGGAGTCCACGCGCCTGTACGAGGGGCTATTGTCGCGGGAAATCAAGACTGCTATCATAGAGGACGTGGACGCGACCGTGGGAGGTGTGTCATGAGCAGACGTGGTGGTAAGAGGCGCTGCATCTCTAACCAATATATGTATGGTGTCGGTGCGCCGACGGCATGGAATCTCGACAAGAGGGGAAACCTCATGCAATGGCAGTCGGCCACTGCCAACGACATGGCGTATCATTTTTACATTGACATGATGCTCAAGATGGCCATATCGCGCTTTCGCTGGCTGAATCTTCCCACGACGTGTGACGAGCGCTACCTGGAGATGACGCTGGCGCTACAAGGTTGCGCGTCGATAGCGTACCCCAGCAAGATGCGCGGGACGTTCCTGTCGCTTCAATGCGCGCCACAGGGTAGGCCGAACATGTATGACAGGCCCAACCGCTGGTTGGCGATAGGGCAGAACGGAACTCGTTACTCGTGTGACAGACAGCAGGGAGTCGTCATATTCGACAACGAGACGAGGCGCCCGATAATGACGGGAATCATGCTGTACGCAAGCGAGCTGACACATGTTCGCATGACTCGCAACATGAACAGGTTGCACCAGCAGATACCGTTCATAATGAAGGGACCGCAGGAGAAATACCAGGACATGATAAACATGTTCAAGCAGGTTGCCGGCGGGGAACCTGCAATAATCGGCACGGATGACATAGACTCTGTGAAGTACGACGCGCTCTCTACTGGCGTCAAGTTCATAGGCGAGGAGCTGGCGCTTGACGAGAGGAACGTATGGAACAGCGTCTACACGATGCTTGGAATACGCAACTCGACGATAAAGCAGGAGCGCATGACAGAAGACGAGATAGAGGCGCAAAAGCAGCCATCTACGCTCGTGCTCATGAGTTCGCTAAACGAGAGGCGCCGTGCAGCCAAGGAACTGAACACGCGATTCGGCGCGTACCTTGAGAAGCCGATTGAGGTTGTTCTCAGGCATGACAACGAGTCGGACAACTGGAACATAACGCACGACATCAAGCAGGCAAAGGAGGTAGGGAAGTGATATCGTGGCCTGTGGATGCGTTCGACTACGATGCGGAGTGCACACACCCGGACTATCACGCAGTAGTCTCGATAATGCTGGTGGAGCTGTACGACGCCAAGTTCTGTGATTCGAGCTTCACGGGTTGGGAGTGGCCCAAGCTCGACGACAAGCAAGACGCGAGATTGCGCTGGAAGCTGTTCGACCATTACAAGTACCGTGAGATAGCGCTGGTGCCGCCTGCCAGGTGGAAGCACGAGTTCATACGCAAGATGAGGGAGATAATGCCGAAATACGTGCTTCTCTACAAGCTTCTTGAGGAGACGCCAGAGCTATACGGCGGAGTGTCCGAGTGGTACAAGGGACGCGTCATATTCAGCGACTTCCCGCAGACACAGCTCAGCGGAGACAACGGTGACTACGCGTCGAGCGGAAACGACAGGGAGTTCCAACGCATCCATCAGGCGGACTTCATAGAGACTGCCGAGAGGGTACATGACTTCAACGACGTTGACATGATGGTAATAGATGACATGAGCTCGCTGTTCTCGTGTCTTTTCACCGTTAACGCAAATGCGTATTAGGGAGGAATCAATGATACCTGCGATTGAGTGGCCGATGCTGACGGATTCACAGACCTGGGCTATACTTCTTGCGTGCGTGATGATGATTGCCGACGTTATGGTGGGGTTCGTAGGCGCGCTCATAAGGCATGACGTGGACAGCTCGATAATGCGCGAGGGACTTGGGCATAAGGTTCTCATGTTCCTGATAATCTCAATATCGTACATCCTAGGTGTCGGTCTGTCCCACGTGTCTGGCGCAAACATAACCATACCGTCAACCGAGGTCGTGTGCCTTTACATCATCGTGATGGAACTTACCTCCGTACTTGAGAACGTGCGCAAGGTGTATCCAGAGTTCGGAGGAACCAAGCTGTTCGACCTGAGGAAGGATATAGATGATGTCATGTGAGGACTCACGAGCTTGTGGAAGTCCGTGTGACCTGAGGATTGTCCCATATTGTGGTTTCACCGCTTTCACACCGACGCTACCGCAGTTCTACTGGGATGTTTACTCAGCGGAGCAGCGCATAAAGCACATATGTTATGAGATCGACAAGCTTGTCAACTACGCGAACATGCTCGGCAGGAACATAAACGTAACCCACGAGGAGGTCGAGAGGTTAAAGCGCGAGTTGCAGAACTTGAAAGACGGCGGGTTGCTCAAATATTACATCGAGCAGATATACGAGTGGATTCAGACACACATGCGCGAGCTAATGTCGGCCGCCGTAAAGCAGGTCTATTTCGGACTCAACGATGACGGCTACTTTGTCGCGTATGTGCCAGACTCATGGAGGGAGATTACTTTCGACACTGGTACTGTATACGGCAGGACGGACTACGGACGCCTCGTGCTGCGTTTCGACGCCGAGGGCAGCGCCATCGACAACACGTACTCATACAGCCTGTCTCAGTCAACTGAGCTATCCAAGCTCATCGCGGACCTGGAGGTGAACGCCAGGAGGACGGACTCCGCGTTCGACACATTATATACTAACTTGGGTAAGAAGGTGCCTCGTGGGGGAGGGAACATATAGTGCCTAGCACGACGCTGAAGAGGATATCAACGGAACAGCCAATGCGTGAGGGCGAGGTAGCCGTGGTGGACTACCTCAACGGTGACCTCACGAAGTATCTTGAGCAGGAGACGAGTGAGCGAATAGCTGGCATAAACGAGTTCAAGGGTAAGGTCGAGGCTGAGAAGGCTCGCGCCGAGGCAGCGGAGGGTAAGCTTACTGCTGACCTGACTGACGAGGTAAACTCGCGCAAAGCCGACAGCGAGCGACTCACGACAGGACTTGCCGATGAGAGGACGGCTCGCGAGTCGGCAGATACTAAGCTGACGTCAGACCTAGCTAATGAGGTGACGGAGAGGAAGGCGGCGGACGCCAAGCTCACGAGTGACATCGCGACGGAGGCAACGGAGAGGAAGGCGGCAGTGACTGCGGTAGAGGCCCGTTTTCCCGTCAAGTCTGACGACATCACTGATGGCGCGGTTGGACCGACTAAGCTTGACACGACGATACTGGCGCAGCTGGGCAAGCTTGACTCTCTGCCTTTGCTTGAGTACGGACTCACGCCTTCATTCTCGGTTGAGGCTAGTTCGCATGCGGACATTACGATAACGTACGCCTCACCGAAGGCGACGGTGCCAATCCTAATATGCTCGGTAGTGTGCCAGACGAACGTGCTCGCTTGCACACTCGCTAGGGTGTCTACTACACAGGCTGTCGTTAGGGTTGACAATATGACGAGCGCCAAGATAGACAACGTGTCAATATCATGGTCACTGATATCGAGGGGATAATAATATGGGAGTGACGCAATACATCGGTTCAAGATACGTGCCTATTTTCGCTGAGCCCAGCGAGTGGAACGCAACGAGGACCTATGAGCCTCTCACGATTGTTTTGCGCGAGGGTAACTCATATACATCCAAGCAGTTCGTGCCAGCGGGAGTGAGCATCGCCAACACCACCTACTGGGCGGCGACCGGAAATTATAACGCGCAGGTAGAGGCGTATAGGCGCGAGGTGAGGAACTACACCGACAAGCTCAACGTCTTCTCAACCGTACGTGACATGCAAGGCGCCAGCTACCTGCAGATAGGGAATGTCTGCAGGACGCTTGGCTACCATAGGCAGGGTGACGGTGGCGGCGCGTATTACGTGATAAGCGGCACGACGACTGACATACAGGTAGGCTCCTATTACGCAAGCTTCATTGACGCGTATAACGAGGTCACGCCAGAGATGTTCGGTGCTCGTGGGGACGGTACCAACGACGACACGAGCGCCTTGCTAGCATGTATGAACTACAGGAACATAAACATAGTGAACAACTACGCGTACACTCAGAACATCTACCCGAGGGCGTCTACCGGGTACACGCCACATTCCATATGCATGTACAGCAAGACTGACGGCAAAGTATACGCAGCGAATGACAGCTCGATATCGTTTAACGGAGACATAGACTACTTTCATTCCAACAGAAAGTTCAGTACCAATCTGCGAATCTCGAACATCAGGTTCGAGATGGCAAGTCAAGAGGTGTATGTAAAGAACAAGAACCCGTATCAGTCCATAGTAAGGATAATCGGATACGAGAACGCGACTATCGATGGTTGCTTCTTCACCAACGCGGCTCAGAACGCGTTCTCCACGCACACCTGCCATCATGTGAACATTCGCAATTGCCACTTCTCGAACATAGGTTACGCGTACCCGGCGCTCACACTGTCGAGAAACGCCATCGTGGGACTGTCATCTACGTTGATTAACGGCGTGGCCGGCTTCTATGAAGACATGCACCTGCACATCGATAACTGTAAGTTTGACAATATCGCAAACGAGTGTGTCTCTGGAACGTTGCTCAGGAGTTGTGATATGACTAACTGCGTCTGCCGGAACGTGCAGGACTACATATTCGAGAAGACCAACGCTCCGGATAGCATACCGAATCCTAATCTTGTGACGGAGGTCATGCTCTCCAACTGCTTCATTTACAACAACGCGTTCTCAATCGTTACGAATAGCTCGCATGCGCAAAGTGGCATGAACGTCACGATGAGTAACGTCATCGCGGACTCGATTGGTGGCATACCTGAATGGTATAAGAAGTACAACGGTTTCGCAATCGCCATATCATGTTCCACGGTGAAGATGTATAATTGCGTGTTCAAGCAGTCTGAGTACGCCGTTTACAAGAGCGGCCTCAACACTGTCTTCTGGGGTACCAAGAACATCGAGCTACATGATTGCACAATAGAGTATGGCTTGGATAGCACGCGTCTTGTGCAGGACGCGGCCTCACTGGTCATGGACGGCTGCACGTTAAAATATTCCTGCGAAAACTGGGCGTATTCTAAGACCGGGCTAATCAGTGCCGATGACGTGCGACTGTCCAACAACGACATTTCAGTGGGGCTGGTGAAGACCAGCTTCATAAGGAACGCGACGACCGTCAGACTCATTGACAATATAATTAAGTTAACTTTTCTGAAGGACGAAACGGAGGGTTCGACGCTTATTCTTACTCAAGTCGCTGTGGACGAATACATGCTGACTGGAAACGACATCTCCGTAAGGTCACAACCAAGCAAGATACTCATTAACTTCAGCGTCAACATGAGGAAGTTCATATTATGCAACAACAGGGTTATCGGTGACGTGACGCCTGTCTTCATGGGTAAGGGCGCAGAGGGACATTGCATATGGAACGGAAACATGTTTAGTAAGAAGATCTCGAATACCAATCACGTTCCGAAGGAGGTGAGCTCTTTTGTGTGCACGGGAAACATAATGCCGGAATATACAATTGATAACGCTAGTACTCCGAATTATGTTTTGGCGAATAACGCGATATATCAATAGCTTACCGTTCGTGTTGGCAGGAGGTACCACAATTGATGAACGGAATCGACATTAGCAACTGGAAGCGAGGATTCTCACTCGAGGACACGAGGCCTGAGTTCGTCATCGTTAAGGCTACCGAGGGAATCGGATTCGTTGACAAGAGTTGTGACGGATTCGTACAGGAGGCCATCCGCCTGGACATACCATTCGGCTTCTATCACTTCGCGAGGAGAAACGACTCGCGCGCGGAGGCACGGTTCTTTCACGAGCAGACGAGGGGTTACGACAAAAAGGGTATTCCCGTGCTCGATCTGGAGGCTAACCAGTCTGCCGAGTTCGTGAGGAACTTCATGGACGAATATCATGACCTCACGGGCGTGTGGCCATGGCTTTACACGAGTGCATACAACCTCAGGAACGTCTACTCAGACTTCGTGGCTGGCAACTGCGGTCTGTGGGTTGCGGGATACCCGCGCAGGATGACAGACTTCCCCGAGAACTCAGGTTGTCCGTATAACGTGAGCGGTTGGGAGCTTGCGGCGTGGCAGTTCACGGACTGCCTGGACATGGGCGGTTTCAGCGTTGACGCTAACGTGTTCTATGGTGACCGCGAGGCGTGGCACAAGTACGCTGACCCTGGGTGCTGTGATGCTGGGTACGTGCCGGGTGGTGGCGTGCCGGGTGGCGTCAATGACAATGACTGGCACGTCGCGAGGCAGGTGATTGACGGCGAGTACGGCAACGGAGACGATAGGCGGAACGCATTGGGTGACCGTTACGACGGCGTGCAGGACTGCGTTAACCAGCTGCTCACGTCTGACGACGAGAACCTGGCGGAGGCGGTAATCAATGCCGAGATGGGAGACGGAGAGGAGCGAAGGTACATCCTGGCTGGCAGGTACCTGAGTGTGCAGCGACTGGTGAACAGAATGCTGCGGTAGCATTTCTCGGGACCAGATTTTTGGTTCGCGAATTTTGGATTTTGATTTTGTCTGGTGTCTCGTGTCGTATTCGAGGCACCAGACTTCTCATTTTGATGTCAGACTTATTTTACGCGGTCGATGTGTGGGCAAGCTCGCCGATTTGTCGGGAGGGCTTTGAGGCCGGCGGCGCGTATGCGCGTGTGCGTGTGTATGTTGTGTGGAGGCGTGTGTGGAATTGTGATCAATGGGATCAACTTAGTGGCATTTCGATGTTAGATGAGGTTAACTTTTTAGGGTGGCTAGAACGGGTGTTCGATAATGGAACAAGCGTTCGATAGTGCGTGATCTATTACTATCGCATTGGTAGCATTTTGGTGTGTAGAACGGGTGTTTGGTGATAGAACAATAGTTCTAGGGAGGGCAGTGTGTGGTTTTTATGGAGTTTGTTTGAACTGTGGTGTGGTTATTTTGTGATATTTTGTTTGGAGATGTTGTGGAAATTATTGTGTGTTATTTGTGGTTTCTTACGTAGAGCTATTGTTCGATTGATAGAACATTAGTTCTCAACCGGCAGACCGACCGGTTTGTGTGCGAATTGTGAATTTGAAAATTAGCGTGTTTCTCGATGGCGTAATGGTTATATTAGTAGTCAAGCGAGGCGCACAGGGCGCTTCCACGAGGCCATGGGAGGCTATCATGAGTATGCTTGACGTGACGTTTGAGAATGGTTCTTGTGTTAATGAGTGCAACTTGAAAGAATTGCGTGGCACTTTGGAGAATGCCTGCAAGGAAGAAAATCTTAATACCACGCGTTTCGCGTTGGTAAAAAATGATGCTGAACTTTACCGTTTCAATGCGAACCTTTATGCTTACGCTAGTGACCTTATTGACTTCCTGCGTGAAGTCGATGAAGAGTTGGACGAAAGTACTTTGGCTGTGGTGCTTGAGGTACGCGAGAACGTTCCCGTTTGGGTTTGGGTTGTGCGTAATATTTAATTGTTTTTGTGCGTTTGGCTGATGGGCGCGCACGTGCCCATCAGCACAAGAGATTGGAGGTAAGTATGGCTGTTAGTCAATACACACCGCTGCAAATTGCCTATACAATCGTACGTATAGGTAAAAGGTTGGAAGACGTTAGTTTTGAGGAATTGAATGACGTTTGGCTCACGCATTACGCGTGTGATAGGCGCTATCGGCTGTTTTGGTGTGCTGCGGTAGGAGGCCATGCGATTTTTCGCATTGGCAAAAAGCGCGTGCTGATTGAGCAGCGTATAGACGGGTGTGTGTTCGCGCGTTGGATACAAAGCGATATTTTCAGGGAGAAGACCTGTTGGAAAGTAACGCCTACTGGCGACGCTAGCAGGCCTTATGTTAGTGAATGGCAGGAGGTTGTTAAAATATGATTACTTTGTCTACTCAATTTCACTCATGTAATGCGTGGATTTATGCATACGACAAGCCCCGTATGCATTGGCTGTTCTACAGCTACAAAACTGAGATATGCATATCTGCATATCGAAAAGAAGATGGGCGCGACGTGCTGCTAGTGTGGCTGCACCCTCGGGCTACGTACCTGAGCAGGACAACAACCAATCAGTTGTGCCGATATCTAGGTGAACGTATCCAACATTACGTATCGGGTGCTATCACGTATGGCCGAAAGCCATATATGCCAGTGGCTCATGTGCGTATGCTCATGCGTACTGGTTTCTTAGGCGACGAAAACGGCGTGTTCATTCGCATGATGGGTACGCTGCGCGATTATAGCGACAAGGCGCTTGAGTGCGCCGTAGATGGACGATAAGAAGCTGAGCCTAGTAGTGCTAGGCTCAGCGATTTTAGGTGCATTATATGGGCTCTTGAGGGCTTACAGCGCGTATCTCGTGCGTAGGATACGCAGCGAGTCGCGCGAGCTTAGGCGTTGGCAGAGTGAGTTAGAATTTTGTGCGCATGATGTGCGCACACAGAAGCAGAAAAAATCTCGCGACTAGATTGTCGTTAGATGGGTATTATAGAGATGTAATGCAATTTTGGCCTTACATGACGCGATTGGAGATATCGTGAAAAACACAAAGGGTATTCAGTGCGTTGTTAATGAGTATGAAGTATCTGGCGTAGCCTTAGTAGATGGCGAAAGCCATCCGTTCAAGTATTCAGCAACTAAGCGCAACGCGCGTGCATCGAAAGCATACGTAGCTGACCAAATGGGTACTAGTTCATCTCAAGTACTAGTTAACTTTACGCTGAAAAAGCATAAGTTCTCCATAGATTGCGACTACGAGGAACTTGTAAATATGCTTAAGGAGCACGGTATTAATTTCACAGAAAAAACACAGGAGGAACCTGAAAAGTAAAATACAAAATTCTTTACAGTTTTGGCCCAATTTGTCGCTTTGCTATGGGGCGAATTGGGCTAAAATCGGTTTACAATCCAC